TTGCATTCGATACCTTACCGCTTAATTTGAAGTCTAATCGTAAACGTGCAAATCTAGGCGTAATATATGCTGCTGAATGTGCCTCAACAGTTATTGCTGCATCTTTATCAGAAAAATTTATCGTGTCAAAAACTAAACCTCCAAAAGTGTCATCAACATATTTTTTTGTTGCAGGATTGTAATCCGTTGCTGGGGTGTAAGGTGTTGTATTAAGATGACCCAAACCGCCCCCCATTCCCGAACTATATGCATCGAGTTTTGGTAGCACCCTTGAATCTACTTCAGTTTTTGAATATACATTCAAATTTGAACGTGCAGCCCCTTGACTCGTTACATCTGAAAGATTATTTGAACCTTTCATAAATGGCAAATTTGAACTCAACCACGTTAAGAAATTACTTAACGATACATTTACAGCAGGGGCATTTTCTTTTCCTAATGCTAATCTATAATTTTGGTCGTATGGACTTGGTAAATTAGCTAATCCAAACAGCTTACGACCTGTTATACTTAATATATCGTCATAGCATACTACTACTGTTTGAGTTCCTGTTACCGAACTGCCGCATGATACCTTTATAGTGTTTGCATCGAGTACCGTAAACACGTCCGTAGTTGTTCTATCTATGTTATTTTCGTCAACCCATGATAATATTACATTTTCAGTATTTTTACCATGAATTAATTCAACCTCAAAATTACTATCGAGGTCATCGTTCGTGAATGTTAATGTTGTAAATTTAGCCATGTCTTTTTATAGTTTGAAAATAAATTCGTCAAAATCTGTAAACCAATACTCATCATAATCGAGTGCTGCATCATCGTAAAACGGACTATTAATTGTTAATATATCCCCATCATTTTTATTGTAAAAATAAATATAAATAGGTTGTCCTGCACCTCCTATGTATGTTTCGTTTTCGTTGTTGTAAATAGGTAGCAATGCAGGGACTTCTCCATACTGAACAGCCCCATGTATTGCCGTTATATTAATCACTCTTTCCGTTGCTTCACATTTGAATATTAATGTAAAATCTTTTGTTATGTTTTCTACTCTTGTAAGTGTTTTTTCCGTAATTAATTCATCGTTAAAATCACTCATGTAACTGCGTAAAATTACATCACCAACAAAACAAAATCTACGTGTATGTAAAAAATCAGAATATGGTATAAGTTTGTAGGTATTAATCAATGAACCATCATCCCAAAACTCACATGTGCAGACTTCGGGAGCTGTACCCGTGAACGTGGCATCTAATAGAAAAGTTAAAGGATTATGAACTGCTAAAAGCTCACATTCTTCTACATTACTCTGAACTATATCTAAATTACTTACTGCCATTTTTTAAACTTGTTAGTATATCGCTTTTTTGTTTTGCAAGAATCACATTTCCAACATTTTTTATTAAATCGTTTATTCTTTCATTCGTCAATACATCTGTAACTAAACCACCTGCATTATATTTGTTTGGAACTTTTATTCCTTCAGTACCTATTTTTCTCTGAATCAAATACGCCAATGTTTGAGGCTTCAATTCACTTTGTATATTTTTTTCTCTAATCCAATCAAGTATTACCTGTCTCGGAGGCATCTTACCCGGCTTTCTCCCTATACTTAATTGTTCAGTATATTTTGCCCCACTTATTATAACTTTTATTCCCGTTTCTGTTTCTTCTTGCGTGCCTTTGAGTGATTGCTCCCATTCCCCCGAAGCACGAAGTCCTAACCTATTGTAATTTTCAATAAGTGACGTCGTCGTTTCGTTTAGCCATTCTTGAACCTCTCTCATACAATTGTTATATCACATGCAACAAAATCAGCATTCAAATCAAATTTATTTATTTCTAATCTCATATTGCAATTACGAATCTCATATTGATTTTCACATGCAATAGTTGATAGTATTTCAGTTAGTTTATTTGCCAAGTATTTTAGTCTTCTATCGTATTTCTGTTCCGGTGTTTCGTCTAAATTACTTTCAGTTTCTACCGTATATTCGCCGTCTTCGTCTTCGATTAATTCACTTTCACATTTTCGCCCTAATCCAATAACTCCCGTGTAAGCTATCTCAACAAGCTTTGAATTATCAAACACATGAACAGCGTTAAATAGAGCAAACATTATTAAATCGTTGTTTTCGTATTCGTTCCAATCTATTACAGAATTTACGTATGATTCACTAATTGACGGTATGAATATTATACCCTCGTTAACGCAGTATGTTCGTAATTTTTCTAAAACATCAAAGCTTTGCATGTTTTTTCATTTCTATTCGTTCAACCTCTGAAAATAATTTTTGAGTGTAGAGTTCAGTAATACATATCGCATAAGTCATTTTATCCACCTATTGAGGTGTGCAATGAAATTGATGTGCTATTTGCCTTTTTTGTAAATACACGCCAAGCCCCTCAAATTTTTCTGCATGTTCCCACGTGTCATTCGTTTGCAACAAATATGCTTCTTTTTTATTTAGCTCATAAATCTCTCTAATAAACCAACTTGCACCCCGACAATAATCAGTAAGTTTCATTTTGCCAATATCCTTACTTGTTATTTGCTCAATATGTTTTAATTGCTCAAAAAAAGTATACTCATTTTCTAATGAATACTGAACGTCTTTTATAAATCCAAACTCCAATTCGGTAACGTCTTTTATTTCAAGTGTATTTTCGGGAGTTGTGAATGCAAACGCATACTTCATTGCGAACAAATAAGGCTCTTTTTTCTCTAACTCAATGAACTCTTTTACCGTTATGTTTTTTAATTCTAACATATTTTAATAAATTATACAAATATACTTACAATTTACAACAAAAATCAAATAAATAGTGAAAATTTATTACTTTAAATTTAATAAGTTACAATTTGTAAGCTAAAATAATGTTTTTAATTACAATCTGTAAGTATAGTGTCCGAGAAAATAAAACGATTTGTAAGTAAAATAATATGTTTAGATTACATTATGAAAGTACACGCATATTTGACCGTTGCGAATTGTTACACAACTTACCTACAATATAGTGAGTTGCGTCAATTAAGTGATTTGAGCCGTCAAGTGGTATCTGCCCTTTTTTATCTATCCAACGCCAATTATTTAACTCTTTTATTAAATTAGTTGAGGTTTCAGTTACTACTAATTGATAGTTCATTAATAGCTTAATATACTCTAATACTCGAAGTTTATGTACACTCTCAATATTTAACCCGTAGTTTTTTAAATCGAGTATATGCCTTGCTCCTGAACTATCGGCAACTATTAGCCCGTTATTCGTTATTCGTGATTTTATTAATTCGTATAGTTCTTTTGTACTTTGCCCATTCTGATATATTTCTTCGTGTAGGTATATTTTCATATTAGTTCTATCAATAGCACATTTCACAAGTGCATCTGGGTCTTTAACGCCAAAGTCCAAACCGTAGGCATGTGGTAATTCTGCAAATGAACCAACTATCCAATTTTGATATATAGAGCCTTGTAAACGTCCAATATTCCCAAGCCCGTAAACCTGCCACATGTTCGCCCAATAGTCATTTATTATATTACCGTTGGAGTCATATCCTTTTTTATAATAAAGCTCTATTTCTGTTTTTTCTTCAATCGACAAATACTCATTGTCTTTGTATGTTAGTTTGAGAAAATCGCAATCAGAACGGTTTACAACTTCTTCATGTACCCAAAACTCATTGTTCGGATTGAAGTCTAAATATACATTTTTTGCACGTGAGGTTATTTCTCGGTAAGTTTCAAAGTTTGTTTTATTTGCTTCATTTATGTACAACACATCGGAACGTAAACCTTTTCCTATATCGGCTTTGTCAAGTCCGATAAACTTAATAAATGATCCGTTTTCAAAACGATATAAAGTACCGTCAACCCATTGCGACCTATCGAACCGCTCGAATAACCGCATAATTTTCAAAAAGTCTTTGATTATCGTTATTCGCATTTTGCTCAACTCATCGGAGCAAATGAATATTTCTTTATTTGGATTTGTAAAAGCAAAGTCAATTAGAATTATAAGTATTGCCCAAGTCTTCCCGGCACCTTGCCCACCTTGTATAACTCTAATTCGTTTTTTTAAAGCACATATTTTATTAAGTGATTTAGTCGCTTTCATTTAATGGGTTCGTTGTTATCAGCCCTTTTATTTCGTGAGTGTTTTTGTTTTCAGTTTCTGTTTTGTCTTTCCAATCGTGCAAATTAATTAAACAAAATTTAGTAATAGAGGCATTTAGTTTGTCAAAAGCACCAAATTTTTTTAGTTTTATTTCTTGTATTTTTTGAGCTTTCTCTAATAGGTTCAAACACGACGTGTATTTTCCACTTAAATATGACGGTAATTGCACGTATATTTTTGCCTTTTCATGATATTTTTTTGGGTCAGCAACCATAAATATAAAT